AGCCCTAATGAATAGGGCTCCTGCCGGCTTTGCCGGTGTGGTTGTCACCTCCTGTCAGTAGGGGTATATCCTTATGGTGTCTATTGCTCGCACGAGATCTCGTGAGATTAATAAGTTACATATTAGTGGCACTAAGACCACTACCTCGACGTTCTTTTGGAATGGTAATCCCTTTGGAACGCCGTCGTCATATGTAAATCAGAGTTCCGCTTGGAACCCTGGCACCGAGGACTGTCGCGATCGCTTAACCCTCGCAGCTCCCAGAGAGCCCAATGAGTTAGAAATAACTCGTCGGGAAGGCCGTCCTGGCCGTATCTCTGGAACGTATGCTATACCTAAGGAGCCCCCTAACTCGGGGTTCCAGTATGTATATGACTACGATGGTTTTGTGCCCTCCCGCCTTGGCTCCCAGTTCTCTACTGGGGTCAAGGTGTATGCACCTCAAGACTTGGATTACTGGCTTACCGTATTTCTTTCGAGAAATGCGGGGTCAGATCCTATTCTTAACATCCCTTTGTTCTTGTGGGAACTCAGGGAGCTCCCTTCCCTTATCAAGTTCTACGGAGATATTCTCCGTAGGAAAGGAAGGGGGGGTGTCAATCCTTCTGACCATTGGTTGGCGTACAGCTTTGGCTGGCGCCCTTTTCTTAGTGATCTTCACTCGCTTCTTACCTTCGGGAAAGAAGTGAATGAGAGAGCTAAGAAACTAATGGCAGCAAGGGGTGGTGGGCACGTCAGAAAGACGCTTATGCGTTTCTCTGACGAGGTTACAATCCAGGAGGTCTATGACGCGGAAACTGTCTCGATTCGTATATACGATAAGAGAGATATCCACGTCTGGGGCACTGGTCACTACGCCATTTACGATAATGGCGAAGAAATTACCAGACTCCTGGATAAACTGGTTAATGGTACACCATACTTGGATAGTACTCTTAACCTGTTTGCTCTGCAGCCGCGAGCAAAAGATTTATGGGATGGAATCCCATGGTCTTGGCTCGTGGATTATTTCGTGAACATAGGCGATATTCTTGATTATACTGGGAATCGTATTCCCTATAAACTCAAGGATGTCTGCATTATGTGTCAGGAATCTGCAATCGAGACATCTGAGGTTCGTTCGAACCCCAATAATCTCGACTTCTCTCCACATGAGTATCATAGATACTCAAAGAGAAGAGCTGTTTATCGCGACCCTACTCCAAGACTTAGGTTGAGACCTTTCATAAGAGGAAAGTCTCTTCTTAACCTTGGAGCACTACTGACTTCGTCCCGCATGCGCGGGATTTCGAAAACGTCGTGAGACGTCTTCTTGCCCTTAGATGGAGAACCAAGCTATGTTCGCAGATCCTTTGACTATCACGTATAACGCGGTTTCGAAAAGCCTCGTTCGCGTGAACCAAGACGGAAACGGAAGTGACTACTTCCTTGATGACGGAACTGAAAAGTTCTCGGCATCTATCCGGCACACTATCCCCCCTCGCGGGGGGTCGGGCGAATCGCACATGCTGCGTCTTGATGTTGATCATCATGATGCAGAAGGTGTGTTCCTCCGGCGTGTGAGCACCTGGACTGTTATCAAAACGTTTGATAACACCCAGGACAAGGTCAAAGCTGACGACGCTGCTGAAGCGCTCGCCGGCCTCCTGACGGCTTCGAATATTTCGAAGCTGAATGGCAGGGAGAACTAACATGTCCTCCCTGAGCCTGCTACTATTCCTTTTGTGGATAGTAGTTATGCTCTTGGCTTTGTACTTCTCTCTCCGACGGAGATTTGAGTACTAGTCACTGCGAGTGTAAGTCAAACCCCTATAGAAAGGCGTTAAAATGACTATGCACTTACACGTAGCTTGTAGACCTATGCTGCACGTCATAGAAGACATCGCAGCGTGGGATGCAAGCCTCAAGGACCAACTTATGAACGATCTAGTCAAGATTGACAGGATCGTGCGCACAAGAGGGTTAAGACTTCTCTTGAGTGATTTCCCAAAACTTGGGAAGGCTCTTGATAGGTCTCTATCCGCTTGTGAGCTGCTGTTACCTGATGACAATCAGGTTACAGTATCACGTGGGAAGAAGAAATCACCTAGGTGGTTTTCTTCACTGTTTGATCGAATCTTTGATACAAACATGACCACTGGTTGGCCTTCGAATAATACATGCTGCATCCTCTGGAATGTAGACCCAACTGCTGTTTCATTCTTGAGACAGCTCTTGTACATGTACAAGAAGTTGGTTGTTCCTTGTCCCACAGACGCTGTTTTAAGGACAGCTGAGGAGTTCTTTACAATCGATATGGAACTCCGGGAGCCTTGGCTCCCATGGGATCAGGATCCTACATTCTTCGAGGGCGCGCTAGGTAATATCAGGAATCAGCTCAGCTTCAGCAGGCTGCTAGAAGTTGAGTCAAAACTTGATATGCTTCCATCTAATATGGCTAATACAGCCACATTAAGGAAGGCTATGTACTACCTCGATTGTGTAGTACAGCGTGTATGGTCAAACTCATCAGAGCTTGACCCTGACACAATAGTACCTAAGCATGGACCTGGATCCGTTGCAGATTTGTCCAACAGAGAGGATAAGTATACCCTCCCTGTATGGTCCAAGAAGTTGGACCATTACTTCCCTGAGACGCTCTTCGCGTACTCTTCAGAAGAATGGGCAAACATTTCTGCAGCTAGTAGGTCGAGGAATGAAGGATGTGCTCGGTTACTTCAAGTACCGAAAACATTCGACAAACCTAGGCTTATTACTGCTGAACCAACGGCTCATCAGTACCTCCAACAAGGACTGTTGAGGTGGATACGGGACAACCTTCCGTATCCTCTGCGGTGCTGCATCGACTTTCGCTCACAAGAGCCCTCTCGGGTTCTTGCTTTGCGTAGTAGTAGTGATGGAATGTGCGCGACTGTGGATCTCTCCATGGCCTCGGACAGACTGTCTACTTCTACCGTCGAAAGGGTGTTCGCAAGATCACCTATACTTCCCTACCTGTACGCTACACGGACCATCTACGTGCAAAACGCAGTAGATAAATCTGTGGAGGGTGACCCCCCACAGATAATCCGTAAGTTTGCAGGTCAAGGAAGCGCCGTAACCTTTCCTGTCCAATCAATAGTTTATGCATGCTGCTCTATTGCAGCATGCTTACTAGAGAAAGGACTCGCCCCTAATAATAGGAATATTGTTAGGGTCGCGAAAGGTATTCAGGTGTTTGGGGATGATATCATCATTCCCAAAGAGGCACTTGCAGGCCTGGCTTTAATCCTAAGTTTTCTACAACTTAAGATTAATGTGTCGAAGACACACTATGAGGGCCCATTTCGCGAATCTTGCGGAATGGATGCCTTTCGTGGCACGGATGTAACACCGTGCTACCTAAGACACCTCGAGCCAGGCTCGGCCGGAGATAAACTCACAAGCTGGATTGACGTTTGTAATAACGCTTGGTCCAGTGGTTTATGGAATCTCTCCAAATACATGGAGAATGTCCTGACTTCAGGACAGAAACGCCATATTCCTGTGTGTTCAGCTCCTTTGGCTGGCCTCACGTTGCGTACGTTTTGCGAAGGGTATAAACCTCATGGATGTACTCGCTATAACAAAGCGTTACATCGGAATGAGGTTCGTGGACTTGTTCCACGGCCCAAGCAACTTCTATCGCAGCGTGGGGGTGATAGAGCATTACTTCAGTTCTTTACTGAGGTTTCCTTCCGCTCAACTTATGAGCCATTCCAGGGGATTCCATCCCCATGGAAGGAAGGGTACTCTATCGGGACTCGCTTTAACTTGAAGCGATCCTGGGTACCAGTATACTTCTAGTATGCTGGGTATGCGCTTGTTTAGTTTTTCGCCCCCCCGGCCCCGTTAGGGGCCGGGGGGGCTAACAAGCGTAGGGTAGT